GCTTTACGCTGATTCGCAGACTGGTCGCGCAGATCAATGTTAAATCGCCTAAGTTGTCTTTTGGCGTACGTGTCGAATGCAAGCTGTAGGGGTAAGTTACCCTCTGGCTCACAAGCGATCGTTCGATCTGTCTTCCAGTTCTTCGGTACGAGCTCAATCCGATTGGTATGCGTGGCCTTAGTTCGCAGAGTCTCAAAACCAAAATACTTATAGAGACAATGCAAATACTTCGAAGCCCTTGTAGTACAGAAGAGCTTCAACCTCATTTTTAATTGAGGAAGGCTGTGCCGCCTCGCGGACTGTGCTGTTGCTCCAGGACTCACTCTAACCAACGATGGTAGCATGTTGATAAAGCGATCAAAATCCCCTAGAACGGCTGTAATAAACCGTTGCATCTTAAAGACTACACCAAGAGTTTCCACGTCCAGTGGACGCTTACCCTCGACATAATCCTTTAGTCGAAGATTGGTATCGGAACACTGCTGCTCACTCTTAAAGAATGAGACTGACGCAGCTTCCCGACATGTCTCCGGATGCGCAAATATGGCATTCTTTTTAAAGAACGCTTCCACTTGCCGAAGGAATCTAAAATCGTCGACATCATGCGAATGCCTGTCGAAGTGAACGGTGCACGTGGCCAGCTTACTTATGTCCCTTGCCCTCAGAAAACCGAGGACGAGGGACGTAAGCTGATCATCCACGCGTGTTTGGTCTTGAACATAGTACCGACAAATGTCATACACCATGTCTTTAGGTTCCATGTGGAATCCTCCTTTGAGTTACTGGTTGGGCCGGGTTCTATCCCGGTTTTCGTCACGGTTGGCGTCAGCTAGGCTGGAAATTAACCTCACTACGATTGTGATAAGTTGCACAATCAAGTTCAGCGTCATCCCAGTCATTGCCTTAACCGTATCCATGACTACAACCATTCTTGTGTGGACACCGAATTGCCGAACTCATCACCCGCAACAACATCGCGGAAAATGACAAGAGCAGCGGCGATGTCACTCGCATCCCCTAGAATAGGGTAGCGAATCACAGCCTCAAAGGAAACCTTTTGGGAGAGTACCGCACCATCACTGTCTGTAGTTGCGTGTATAACTTTGCAACTGTATTCAGCAACGCTTTGGTTCCCTTCCGGTACGCGTCGTTTCTCGATAACCAGCTTCGGCATTACTGCCGTATGGCCACTCGTTGTCGACGTGCGTGAACTTCCACTTTGTGAAAATTCGGTGAGGGTGGTGCTCATTGCAGCCATTTTAATACCTCCTAGAGTCTTTGAAGGATCAGAGCAACCAGATCTATGACCTTTAGGTTGTTGATCTTCAAGACGAAATGCGGATGGTAGGGAATGGGACAAGGGGTTCTAACCTCAAGTGTAGCTCGGGATGAGCCGGTTTGCTCAAAGCCAAGACCAGAGCCGAACGATGACGTATAATCACCGCTTTCCGCGGTGTAGTCACGCTCGACTTCCAATCTGAAGCCTTTGCTCGCCGTATAAGCTTTCTCCCTTGCTAAGAACGAAATTGCTGACAGGGTTTGTCCGACTCGAAGGAACCAGTCCAACACAAACGAAAATGGAATAATTTCCCATCCCGTCTGTAAAGGATTGAACTGTAGAGCCGGTACCTCTATGTCAGCAGCCACAGTACCGCGGATCCGTGTCGTCACCTTTGTGGTGATAACATGGAAGACCTTAAAATAAGACCATTGGTTTTCCGCGGTTTCATAGTGCATAGTGGTGTATTTAGTCCCACTGTGCTCTGAGTAGCGTTTGACTTCCTGTTCTTCGCGTAGAGTCTTGATCGCTGTGTTTAGATCTTCTAGATCATATAACAGCGGTCTCCACCCATAGCGCACAGAGAGCCATTCCGATGTGAACTTCTTCCAGTACTTCCGCCAGTGAAATTTCGGCGGTCGCTTTGGCAGAACGACATAACGTAGCTTTTTGGCTACATCAATAAACTGTCGTTTCACATCTGCAAACTCAGCTATGAACGTTAAGGCATCCCAACCTTGGCCATAAATGTTAGCCGCTGCTTCCGTCACGTACGCATCGTACGATGACGGGGCATAAGCCTGCATCCGGTCCTCGGTCAAGAGCCAGTAATCGTAGCGTGGAAAGTTTTCAGCGTACCAATAGCTGGACCCCCCTGTTGTTACAAAGGAGTAT